GCCCTAGCAAACACCCTTCCAGAATTACGCTCGAACTTTAGAATCTCATCAACGATCTGCTGACCGACTCTCTGCCCGTCTGTCCCCATGCCTGCGTTGACTGTGATGTTGATGTTGTTTGTTGTCCCCATTCCATTCATTCGGTCAAGAGGGATGACCGCTTCTGGCTGACCACCTTCACCGATGTTAGCTAGGATTCCTCCCGGTGTCGGCATTACGATTCCACCGTCAGCAAGTCTTGGGATTGATAGCTTGCTAAGTGTCGGTAAGTTGACTCCGATTGTGAAAGGCTCTGTAAATGGAGTGCCGGGAATGTCAATGCTAATTCGGTTCAATGCCCTGATAAGACCGTTAGCTCCACCAATAACAAAGTTGAAGAAGCTTTCAAAGATGCTTATGTATCCGTTGACAACTCCCCTAAAGAAGTTAGTAACACCATCCCAAGTTGATTCAAAGAATGATCCGATACTAGAAATTCCGTTGTTCACTCCCTCGACTAAGCCATCCCAAATGCCCTTGATGAACTTTCCTGCCGATTGAATAGCCCGACCAATAGCGTCAGTCATCTTTGTCCAGGATTTTGATATTTCCTTGACTATCCCACCGAAGAAGTTACCAAGCTCTTTGACCACTTTGACAAATACTTCTTTGAACTTCTCCCAAGCCTTAGAAACAAACTCACTCATGGCAACCCAAGCGTCTTGAAAGAATGTTGTTTGAGTTGCTAGATAAATAACCGCTGCTGTAAACACCGCAACTGCTGTAATCACTAGTCCTATTGGGTTAGCTGCCATCACTGCGTTGAAGATTAGTTGAGCTGCTGTGAAAGCTTTGACCGCTGTAATAATTGTCTGAACTGTAATGAGGAAAGTTCCAAGCACTACAACAAAGAATCCAATAATCTCTCTGTTGTCAGAAATTGCCTTGAAGATATTTTGCATGGCGGGTAGGAACTGCTCAAGCACAAAGCTAACCGTGTTTTCTATAACGGGGGCTAGGTTCTTGAAGAATTGAATAAACGCTGGTGCGGCATCATCAATAATCGGTTTTATTTTTTGAAATAGGTCTAGAAGGATTGGTGCAAGTTCATGTCCAATTGAGATTCCGACATCAGCAACTTCAGATCCAAGCAGTGCAAATTGCGCCTCCATCGTTTCAAGCTGTTTGTTAGCAACTTCTTCAGCTGCTCCTCCTGCGTTTCTTAGGTCAGTTTGCATAGACCTAAGAGCCTCGCCCTGTCCTGTTAGAGCCAAGACACCTTCACGAGTCTGCTTTGTAAATCCTAAGGAGTCTATTGTTGCAAGCTTTGTTTGTTGTGTCATGCCATTGAAGGCTTGACCTAAATCATCAGCAATATCAGCAAAGTTTCTTACATTTTCTTCAGAGTCAAAGACCTCAATTCCAAGTTCCTTGAAGACATCAGCATTCTTTTCAGCATTTTCAGTCAAACCAAAGATGGTGTTTGTTAGAAGTGTTCCTGCTCGCTGGCCCTTGATACCTTGATTAGCAAAGACCGCTAATGCGGCTGCACCTTCTTCAATATCTTTGCCGACTGTTTTTATTGCTGCTCCAGCCTTAGAAGTGAAAGCTGTCGCAATTTGTTCTACTGAAGTGTTTGCTAGATTATTAGCTTTTACAAATACATCGGTAACCCGGGTTAGATTATCTAAGTTTTCTGCGGCATCATCAGAAGCTAAACCTAAAGCTGATTGAGCGTCTGTTGCTAGGTCGGTAGCCAAAGCCATATCAAACATTCCAGCCTGAGCGAACTTGGCAACCTGCGGCATGGCTGCGATTTGTTGTTCAGCATCAAGACCGGCAGAAGCTAGGAAGAAATAAGCTTCAGCGGCTTCCTCAGCGGAGAAGGTGGTTGACTTGGCAACTTCCCTAGCTGTCTTAGCCATATCCTCTTGGAGGCTCTCTGAGACATTCCCCATAATGGAGATTGACTTATTTAGGGCTGAATCAAACTTGGCAAACTCTTTTACGCTGGCTGCGGCTATTCCTGCAATAGCTGCGGTTGCTGCACCTGCTGCTAATCCTGCGGCTTTACCAAACTTCTTTAGAGAGGCTTCTGCGCCCTTGATTCCCTTGGAGTCAAACTTCGTTACAATCGGGAGATTGATAGCCATTAGCGAATCCTAATCTTTTTGTTGAACTGCCTTGTAAAGTCTTCAATCACTTTGATGACTGCCTTTTGCACCTCTGGTCTGCTTTTTAGAAATTCCGAATAACCAAAGCGACCAGCTTTGAAAGGTGAACCTGAACTTCTTTTTAGGGCAGAAACGAACTGCTTTCCTCTTCTTCGGTTGACTGACTGAGCCAAGTTTTTAGATCCTGCCATTTCAGCAATTTCAAACCCAGCGCCTGACCCTTTTGAGCGAAGAGTCATGTTGATGATTGGGACATAGCCTTTTGTCTTAGCTCTAGCGTTTGGCCTAAAACTGAATCCGCCTTTTACCCCAGTCCAAGCTTTTGGCCCGTTGTTGTTCATACCGCTTAGAGGCGCACCAACATCAACCTCGCTCACAATCTCTCTGAGTATGTCTTTTGTTTCGCTTCGCAAGTCTTTTCTGAGCTGTTTGACAATATCCTTGTCAATATTGTTTAGTTGCCGAACAGCACGATCTAAACCGGTGACTCTGGTTTGCTTGCCTAATGAAATCAAGAAGAACTCCTAACATCTTTATTCTACTAAAGAGAAAACCCCTACCTTTTTAGGGGTAGGGGCTTCACCGCTTACGCTTGGAGTTTGCCTCTTGGGTTTGTCTCCAATAGAGGTATCGCTCTAATGTCCACAACATCCGAGGTGATTCCTTTAGCATTACGCTCGGAGCAATTCCGAATTCGTAAGCCAGATGAGCAAGCTTCCAATGAAAGGATTGCTCACCCAGGGGAATCATTTTTTTGAGTCGGCTGCCTCAATTCCCGTGATGCTGTTTGTCCATTCCTCGAACTCCAGCTTGGTTTCTTTGTTACGGCTTTCGCTGTGCCATGCCATATAAACAAGATAGGTGTATCTTGGTTCTTCCTGCATACGACTAATTGGCAAGTCGAACTTACTTTCAAAAGCAACTATCTCAGGCGCTCCTGCGCTAATTACTTTTTTAGTGCCGTCTTCAAATGTGGTTTGGAGGTTGATTTGCATTTTCTATTCCTTATGCTCCGGTGTTACGAGTGATGTCACCCGTTACTGGCCAGCTTACAGAAAGAGTAGCCAATTCTCCAACAGCGTTAGCAAATGGCTGATACTGAGTAACTAGGCAATCAAACTCATATGATGGGTTAGTTGCTGAAGCTGCTCCAGAAGTTGGGGTGATTGTGATTGATACTGTCTGTCCTAGTAGTGGCCAGAGAGTTGCGTCAACACTGTCAGCGCCGAAGTCTTGGTGAAAGTCTAGTGAGACGCTTCCGTCTTTTAGTCCACCAATTCGGGTTCTTGATGTGTTGCCGAAAGCGGTTGTCTCTTGTTCCTCGACTGTGATGTCAAGTGTTACTGAGTTGAGCGAAGACGAAAAGTCCGTGCTGTCAATCTCAATTGCGTAGTCTGTTGTGATGAACTTTGCCATCTGTTTCTCCTTTTAGTTTGCATAAACGGTGACGGAAAATTCCATCCCGAGATAGTTGTTTCCGTCATTTAAGTCTAATGCAGAAATTGAGTTCATTGACACTAGGCGAACATCAACAGCACTGCCTGAGAGTGTGCGATCAGACTCTATTGCTGTCTTGATTGACTTAGCTCCTGAATTGTTAGCGTAGTCATTTAGATTCTGTTGAGCTTGCACTACTGAGAACCTCCCGACAATAACTGTAATCGTGAATGAGAACTCGGTTAGCCCTTTTTGAAAGGCTAGGTCATAGTCAATGTTATTTAGGGTTACGACAGCGCAAGGGGTTTGTGGGTTCTCAGGGATTTCTGAATAAGCCCTGAATCCCGAAATGGTTTCTAGGTTAGTTTCAATGCCCTGACGGATGTCGGTAATGCTCAAGCCATTCTCACTTTCTTGAACGGCATGATTAGGTTGTCAATGTCAGCGTCAAAGCGTGAAACCCTAACCGCCCCGATGTCAGAGAACCCGGCAATTCCTAGCGGTGAGTTTCTGCGCTCGAATAACCTAGCCGAAAGAATTAGACATGCCTGTTTGATTTGTGAAGGCACTGCATCCCATCCCCAATCACCGACAATCTGAACCGTGGCTTCTAGCCCGTCAATCGGCCAGAGGTAATCGTCAATCGCCCGAACATGAGTAGCAGGGAAGTCAATACCCCCAGCATTAGAGTTCAATGGTTCTAGCTGATAGTCCTTAGCTTGCCAAGTAATGTCAAAGCTTCCGTCTGCGTCTGATGATGTCTTGATTGATGT